TTGAGCACCACCAGGAGCTAGCTGTGATTTATCTAGTGCGTTAAAATTCATTGTAAATCCTAATATTGGCGAATCAAAGAAATCAACAACTCCTATGTTTGATTTCTTGCTTGTCATTTTTGTTACATCTGATTGTTCAGGTATAGTTATTTCTGAAAACAAGCTTTTTAAATTTTCTAATCCCATATCTTATCTCTATCTCTAGCCTGTAAGTTTCATTTTTAGTGGCGTAGAAAAAAGTCTTCCATCAAATCCAAAAGCTTGATTCATTTCTTTTCTCATCTTTTTCATTTCTCCCACCATTGCTGTTATATCAGCTTTATTAATACCAGATTTTGCAGCATCACTAATTTGCGAAGCCATTTCTGTTATATCAGCCTTATTAATACCAGATTTTGCAGCAGCGCTAATTTTCACTGGCGCCTTTTTGACTGTCACTATCTCTCTTCCGTCCTCTCCAACCATCATTGGCGTTGGGCCAGACGTAACGAACTTTCCTTCATCTGCGAAACCATATCCGCCTGTTAGCGCGGTTGTTGTAGCCAATCCCCCAACAGCGCCCACAAGAGCACCCGGAAGGCCTCCTGCTGCAGCGCCTGCTAAGGCTCCCATTAATGTACCAATAAGGTGACGATATTTAATCATTGTTTCTATCCTGCCAACCATTGCAGATATTATGCTGCCTATTCTTTCAATCACGCTTTCTATTTTTTTCAGTCCGTCTTCTGTTTTTATCCATTTTATAAATGATTCACCTATTTCAATTACTTTTTTCCCAACTGTTTCTGTCAACTGAAATCCAATCAATTTTATTTGATTCAATATGTTTGTTACAGCTGTTATCGTGTCTTTGGCTGCTAAGTCTTTAAATGGCTTTATTTTTTCTATTTCTGCAGTTTTACCCAACATTTTTTTCAAAGTTCCTAATGAAAGATGTAACTGTGCAGCCCTTGCCTTTTGTGACCAATGATCCATTTCATTAAACTTTTCTAAGCTTCCCGCTTGTTTCAAAACCTCTTTCATCATTCCTTCATGATCTCCCAAGTAGGCTAATCTTGTAGCTTCATCGAGATTTAGTTTTCTTCCAGTTAGCATCTGAGCCTCCATATTAAGTTTGATCTGAGATTCAAAATTTAATAATCCTTCTGCCATTCCTTGGACATCACTTAATTCTATTCCTAATTTTTTAGCTTGTATTGCTGCATTCCTAAGATTTTTTCCACCGTCTTTTGAAAACAACGCGAAATACTCTGCATTTTCTGCTATATCTTTCATCACTTCTTGTGGCGCCACTTTGTTTTGCAAAGCAAGTTGATAAGTTTGTTCTGCAAAAGCTTCAGCAGCGTCTTCATTCATGCTTCCTATTGACATTAACATGCCAAATAGTTTTGCTCCTTCTTCTGCAGTTAAACCCATAGCTGTTGAAGAATCTAATATTTTGTAAGAAAGATCTGCTGCTCTTTGTGCTGAAATTCCAAAATCAGAAGATAATGTAGTAGTAATAGTAGCTATTTCTGTCATGCCTTTTCCTAACAATATTGCTTCTTTATTTGCATCGATTAACGAATCTTTAAAAGGTCCTGCGCTAGCTCCGGCAACACCAAATGTCTCGCCTAATGAATCTATTGTTTCTGCGAATCTCTTGCCAGCTTCCCACATCTTAGAAACAATTTTCAAGATTGTGCCGGCTATAGTTGCAATGATACCCCAGCCTACAATTTTCCTTCTTGTTGAAGCATCCATTTCCCCCCATGCTGTTTTCATGTCGACAATTTTTCCGTAAAGTCCAAATGTCAATTTGTTTAAAGCATTTGTCTTCGCTTCTTGAATAGTCATAACATTTTCTAATTTTATTGCTTGCTCTACTGCTTGTTTCTCTAAATCAAGCTGCTCCACTAGTGCAGTATTATTCGCTTGTCTCGCTTTTACTAATTCTGATTCTATAAATACCCTTTTATTTGCTAATTGTGCTAGAGATTTATTTCCTTCTGCGAGATCATCTAAGAGGCTAGCCATGCTTTTAAGAGATTTTTCAGATATTTTTCCACTCTTCTCAGCAGCCACTCCTGCATCTAGTATTTTTTGATAATTTTCAAGCTGCTTTCCTAGCGCAACATCTCCTTTTTCCCACATTTTATTAGCATCTTCTATTTTTTCATTTAAAGTATCTGTAAGATCTATGACTTCTTGTAGTTTTTCTTTCGTTGGCATTTAGCTATCTTATTTAAAGTCTTTCAATTCAAATTTATCCAATTTAATATCAGTTCCCGCCCAGCTACTTGCTGCTTTTTCTAATTCAGACACTGAATTGTTTAAGTTTTTGAGTTTTTTCCCGATTCTCTTGTCTAATTTAATACTAGCTTTTTTGTCTTTGTCTAGCTTGAAATACTTAAATAATTTATCAAAAAATCCTTCTGATAATATTATATTAGCATTCATGTATGTCTTTTTTCTTTGCACGAGACTCTCCGTATTTATATATTTGTCATGTATAAATATCAGAGAGTCTATTTTATCGATTTAATTTTGAGGGATTTCTTGGATTTCGAGAATTTGCTTTTTCTATTTCTTTGCTTTCTTCTTCTTTTTGAGCTATTAGCTCTCTTAAGTAAAAATTTCGCAAATATATTGGCATTTCGTAAACATCGGAAAAGAAGAATCCGTTCCCATGATATAGCAAAGAAAAAATATTTTTATGTATTATAAGTTTATCAGATGGCTGTAGGCCAAAAAAACTCAGTGGTCAACGGTATATCTACCGTGACCAACTCACCTCCTATCTCTACTTCTTGTTTTAATTCTATGTCTGGCGAAATTCTGAATACTTCTTGTCTTAGCGCTATAGAATCTCGAGATAACATGTTAGAAGCAAAATTATTTATTACGCCAAAATCTGATTTTCCATCAACAGATGTTATAATATGTCGTAATCTTGTTGTTATTTCAGTTGAAGNTCCCATTTTTTTAGAAGATTTAATCTCTGCATCTATTTTTTGTTCATCTTCTCCTGTCAATANTTTAAATTCTANCCTTACTTTAGAAGCAGGCAATTCAAATTCAAATCTATTTTGAGAATAATCTATATCTTCAGGAATTTTTTTAAATGGGCATTCTGTTAGATTAAATGTATGTTTGAACTTTTCTCCTGTATCTGGGTCTATTACTTCACAATTATATTCAGGACCATAAGCTAATATTCTAGCAGCAATCATTATAGCATTTTTATCGCCTAATATTAGCATTTTCGATGTTACACCTTTTGTTGCTATAAGAGAATTTAACAATCTGTCTATTACTACTCCCTTTTTTATAAGATTTTGAGAAGTTAAAATATCTTCTTCTCTTGCAGTCATATATTTAATTTCTAGCTTTCCTGATCGTAGCGGACTATCTTCTGGATACGCTAATCCTTTACTTGGCAGATCAATTATTTCACTTGGAAATTTGTTCTCTTTTTCAGACATTTTATTTATCTCCTAAAAACCTCTTTGAATGAATCATAACAATTTAAAATATATTTTATTTAGAATTGGAGTATAGCGTAATCGTACCTAAGCGTTAAAGTAACATCGACAGGATCGTTATCGGCAAAACCTAAATCACCAAAATTTGCAGACTTAATCCAAGTTCCCTTCATAGTCCATTCTTCAACAACATCACCTACGGGACCTAATACTTGAATTGTTACATCTTTTTTATAAAAATCTGAGTATCCATCTCTTCCTGTTACAGATTCATGAGATAATCTTACCCATTCCATAACAGCTTGTGCACCTGACGGAACAATCGGATCATATAGTGTCATTTCTAATTCATCCCATGCTCCTTTTCCTTTCACATACCTTTTAACATTCATGTGATCTAATTCAACTTCTTCAAAAGTAATTGAAGGTCTCCCACTTGTTTTTATAAGATATGATGGAATACCGTCAATTTGCAGAATATACCTATGTTTGAGCTTTGGCTCAAATGGGGTAAACATTATGTCAGTTGCTTCAATTAAGTCAGGCATTATTTTTCTCCAAATTCAACATTTCATATATAAATATGCTAGAATATAAAAAAGAGCTCATAAAAAGGCGGCTTTTGTGCAGTTTGTTTAAATTTGTCATTCTGGAAATGTCGCCCCTGTTGGCTGAATTGTAAAGTCTAATACAATAAATTCGGCTGTTCTTGTTGGTTGAACAAATATCTGACCGTATAGTATGTTTCTGTCAATAATATCTGATGTGTTATTTGTGGCATCCATGACAACTCTAAATGTGGTTAATCCACTTTGAGACTGGACCTGTTCTAAGAATGGGTTCACAATATTTAAGAATCTTTTTCTTGTTTTAATATTATTTTGTTCAAACACTAGAAATCTTGTTGAGCTTGCGATAAATTTCTTTAGTTTAATCATTAACCTTCTAACATTTACTCTATCTAAAGACGAAGCTTTCTTTTGAAGTGTCTTCTGTCCCCATACTACAGTACCTTGACCAGGAAATGTTGCAATTGGGTTGACGTTTTTTGAATATAGCGTGTCTCTGTTAGACTGTCTTAATTTTCTTTCTGCTCTTGAGACTTCATGAAGAACTCCTCTGTTTAATCCAGCTGGCGCGTACCAAGAATGCGCAACTCTGTCATTAAAGGAATACATTCCTGCAACGGCAACTGAAGGCGGAACCCATACATCTCTTCCTAAATCTGGTTCTGGCATCTTAACCCACGGCCAATACATAGCAGCATAGTTTGTATTTCTTGTATCTGATTCAGATGTTGCATCTGTTAGATTAGCGTTTAATCCTGTTGGATCTATTATTAGAAAACAATCTTGTCTTTCTTCGCAAACATCTATTGCCTGCGTAACAACTGCATCATGAGTATTATCAAATATTCCAGGTATCAGTATTAAATTTATATCAAATTCGTCTTGATTTTTTAATAAATTTAATGCGTCTTTATAAGCAGTGTCTCCTGTCTGTCCTGAAGTGACGTTTATTCCTTGCGCATTTGCAAGAGAAATATTTTCGTAAAAATTCTTTGGATGAACGACGTCACCATCAGTTCCACCTGAAAAAGATCCCGCTCTAGATCCACTGTTTGAGCCACTGTGAAAAGTCGGCAATGATCCTGAAGTTGAAGGTATTCTTATATCACCGTTTTCGTCTAAATAAGTTGGAGTTTGTTGCAATGCTTCGACTCTTACATATTTTGATTTATTTGGATAATCTCCCACTGTCTTCAAATAAGGTTGTGATTGTCCTGAATTTTGAAGCTGCAAATATTGATCTCCGATTCTTTTAGAAATAAAATTATTCTCGTCTGGATCTAGACTTAATTCATTCCATGTTTCTAAAATTTGTTTATTTTTAGTCGTATCATCGCCGCTTCTTATTGATAGGCTAAAAATTCCCTTTTTCTGATTTAGAGAAGAAACTTCCCATCTTATATTATCGCTTGTTCCGTCTTCTAACAAAGAATTTGTTCCTGAATAAAAACTGGCTGAATTATTCATATCGAGACCATCAGATAACGTGTGTAATTTAAAAACTGTTTTATACGAATCGCTATTAAAATCGTGTCCGCCTTGAAAATTATTAGCTGACATAGAAATCGATGATGTTACGATTGAATTTAAAGAACTCCAGCCGCTTCCACTCGTAGATGCGCCTTGGTTATTCCCGTATTCTCCAAATGCGCCTACTTGATTGAATGACATAGTTAAAACATTTCCTGCTGAACTAGCAGTTATATTTAATCCATGTAAAGAAGAACTATTATTGAGAGTATCTCTGAAGCTATTTACAGTTCCTTGAACATTAAACTGAGATGCAACGTATATCTTCGTACTTGTGTTAGGATTATCATCGTAATTCCATCCTGAACCTGTAAAAACAAATTCAACTCCGCCAAAAGAAGCAGATACTGCCTTTACTTCACCGCCGCTTCCGCTCCAAGGTTCAATCATCTGACCGTTAATTGCAGATGGATTTGATCCAGAAATTAGAATACTAGCTGAAGCTTTTGTTCCTCCTCCCATAATTGCAGGATCAATCGAAGATGAAATTGTAGCTGTTGCTTTTGTTGGTGATCCAGCAAGCGTTCTTATTACCAATAATTGATTGCTATTCTTTAAGTATTGTCTAGCAGTAATTGATGTTAAATATGAATAATTTGAACTGCCGCTTCTAAATGTATCTCCAAATCTATCTTTAAATTCTCCATAAGAATTTACGATAGTTGGTATCATTGCAGGCCCTTTAACAGTAGGTCCTATTAAAGCAGCGCCTATTTCAGAAACAGCTGCAGGAAGAAATGTTTTATCTATTTCATTAGTAAATACGCCTGGGCTGATAACTTTTTCAGATGATGCCAATATTTTTCTCCATGTTTATCAATTAATCAGGAAACGTTGCGCCAGTTGGCTGAATTGTAAAGTCTAATACAATAAACTCAGCTGTTCTTGTCGGTTGAATAAAAATTTGTCCATAAAGAATATTTCTATCAACTACATCTGCTGTATTATTGGTGTCATCCATCACAACGCTAAACGATGTCAGTCCACTGTTTGATTGCACCTGTTCTAAGAACGGATTTACAATATTTAAGAATCTTTTTCTTGTTTGTGTATTATTCTGCTCAAATACTAAGAATCTAGAAGAGCTAGCTATGAATTTCTTAAGTTTAATTAATAGCCTTCTAACATTTATTCTGTCAAGTGCTGAAGCTTTCTTCTGCAATGTTTTTTGCCCCCAAGCAGTAACTCCTTGACCAGGGAATGTCGCTATAGGATTGACACTAGAATCATATAAAGTATCTCTATTTTTATGCGTCAATTTTCTTTCTGCCATAGAAACTCCGGGCAATCCTCCTCGATTCAATCCTGCAGGAGCAAACCACGGATGAGCAACTCTGTCATTAAAGGCAAAAACTCCTCCCATGACAGTTGAAGGTGGCACCCAAACTTGACGTCCAAGATTTTGAGATTGTACTTTAACCCAAGGCCAATACATAGCTGCATAATTTGTATTCCTTGTTTCTGCCTCTGTTGTTGCATCACTTATATTCTTTCCGTGTAATGTTGGATCAAGAAGAACAAAACAATCACCTCTATCTTCACAAAGATCTATTGCAGTTGTAGCAATATTTGTATGATTTGACGCTCCCGAACATATTCCTGGCATTAATATCAAATTTATATCAAATTCATCTTGATTTTTTAACAGGTTAAGCGCATCTTCATAGGCTGTTTTTCCTTTGTCATCATTGCTTAAATCGAATCCTTGAGTATTAGTAGCAGATATATTTTCGAAATT